AAGGGCACGCACTGTCACGCACGCCCGATTCCGCTGTTTTGAAGGTTACTTGATCTGGATCAATAGAAGTGTAGAAAGTGTATTGACAAACGCCTGATACTGTGAACAGGCGTTTCGGGGCGCGGCAACCTGCAGGGTTAGTCGTTGCGCTTAGATTCGACCCCACTTCGAATCTTTTTCAGAGTATCGCCGATTTCCCATAACGCGCCGATAGTGCATAGCGCCAGGCAACCTAGCAAGCCAACAATAAAGAGCGCCAATAGTGACGCACCAATAACAGTTTGGATATTCATTTGAGATAAAATTCCTGTTCTTCGATTTCGATTTTTGCGGCGGTGTAAGCGGCTGCCCCAGCTCGCGTAGCATAAAATCTATCGCCATATTGAAAGAGATAGCCAGCATTAATCAGCGATAGCATTACGCTATAATCATTAAAGCCTTTAAATGTTTTTTCAATTCCTACTCCGCCCTGAGTATAAAGAGCGGTTAAAGCCGGGCAGCGCGGGTTAAGCATATAGACTTCGTCGATATACACACCGACAGATTCAGAACGCAAAACAGCGCGCCGTAATTTACGAAACGCCCTTGTAGGGTTTCCGTTGCGAATAAGTATAGATCGCATATTCACCTCACTCCTTTTCCACCGCTGATTTACGATGTAATTTTATTATAGCCTAAAATTTGCCTAGTTGCATTTTTTCTTGGCCTCAAAATTTTCGTAAATCCAGACCTGCAATTTTGCGATGTCCGCTTTAATCTGTAGATTGGTGTATGCTACGTAAACGCTCACGCACCCAGTCCCTATTTCAAACAGCGTTTTAATATCCATTATTTAACCATTCCCCAAGTAGCGGCACCGATTAAAAGCAAGCCTAAGATGATTGTTATTGTCGCGACAGCGTATTTTCCAATCGCAGCTTCGGCCTGTCCTATCCACGATGACGTGGAAGCATCTGTTGTGCCAGATGTATTTGTCGATCCAGATGCATTTGTCGATCCAGATGCATTAACGCCCGTTTGGGTGTAAGAATTAGCCTGTGCGGAATTATATCCATTTGCCCCAGCCACTTCATTCGCCAGCGTGCTATAAGCTATACTTCCCGGGCCGTTATTTGCCGACGCATTGCTGCTCAGCGTACCGTAACTTTGCAGCATCTGCATATAATTTCCGCCGTTGGAATCCAGTAGATCCGAATCATACGCTGCGGCCGCATCGATGCTATCCAGCGGATCGGAAGTATTTACCCCGTAAGACGCTGCGGTGCTCGGCATAAATTGCGCGATACCGGAAGCATTACCGTTTTGAGCGCTGGCATTAAATCCCGATTCTTGATTTATTTGCGACACGAATACATTAGGATCGATACCATAATTAAGCGCTGCTTGCGCCGCATATTGCTGTAGATATGTTTCGTCCATGTTGGCTTGTTACCCATTGTTATCGGTCGGTAAAACCGACTGAGCCTGCCCGACACTCGAAGCGCCTTGAGTATTAACCGGCGCTGCATGTAATGTGCCTCCGAGTAGGGCGCGCGATACGATATCAAAAATTGAATTACCCTGGGCGATGCCAGACAAATCCTGAGCCGGTGCCGTACTTTGACCCGGAATCGATACCGGTACATCCGCAGCAAAAGGCGACCCTGTAGGGATACCGATAGAACTCATTTCGACAGCATCAGGCGAGTACGCGATATAGTGATTATTTATATTGGCCATCGTGTGCCCGATAACGCTATCAGACACGGTTGGTATACTCGTCGGCAAATCTGGCGTTGGCATATCGGACGGTAGTCCAAGAATCGACATGCGCGGGATATTTCCGCCGCTGTAATTATATGTCAGATTATTATACTGCGCACTATCGCTATCCACCTGTACCGCCTGATTGGTCGTATCGGCGGAATTGGTGACAGTAAATTGCTGCATAACTGCGCTGAAAATTGATTGGATATCCATATTTGCCTCACGCGAAAACCATCATTGCCATTGCGGCCATACTAGCGATTTGTCCCATTTGGGCGGTACTTGCCGCGTTATTCGATGCATTTTCGGCGAGCGCGTCATTACCCCCAGCGATTTGCACAGCCGCAGCGGTTTGATTATTTGCGACGCTGGTTTGATTATTCGAGATCGTGGTTTGCAGGCCGGCATTAATATTTGCCAGCGATACCGTCGCGTTGAGCGAATTTTGTTCTTGCGTTGTCTGTGCGTTTAGTTGATCTTGAATATTCTGCGAACTGATATTGGCCATGCTGATTTGACCGTTGATATTATTTTGCTGCTCTGTGATTGACGTTGTGTCATTAAGCTGATCGATTTGCAAAGCCTCAGTTGCTTGCTGAGCATCAAGGGTCAGATTATAGGTTTGACTTGAGGCTTGCGAGGCGCTCGCAGCGCTGACGGAATTTTGCTGTTCTTGAAGCTGCGCACTAGTCGAATATTCAGACGCGTTTGCCTGCTCTTGCGCGGCTGTCAGCCCGTTGCTATCTAGGCCGCTAGACGCGGATGACGTTGAGCCTATATTTTTGTAGATAATCCAAATAACGCCGAGCGCAACGATACCGATGACGGTATATTTTACCCAAGGTTTTTTCATCGCGCCCATGATATCCATTTTTTAAATCCCTTAAAATAAACCGCCGCTCAGCGTGCCGAGTATCCCACCACCGCCCGAGTTGCTCGATTGTTGTACCGCGACTTGATCCTGACCTTGAGCGATCGATACGGCTGCGGATGTTTGATTATTTGCGACGGTTGTTTCGTTGTCGCTAATTGTTTTTTGTGTGCCGGCTGTGATATTAGCTAGCGACACAGTTGCATTGAGCGAATTTTGTTCTTCGCTCGTTGCGGCCGTCAGCGAATTTTGGATATTTTGCGAGTTGATATTTGCCATGCTGATTTGTCCTGCTATATCGTTTTGTTGCTCGGTGATGCCTGCATTGGTATTGACCTGTAGTTGCTGCAGTTGCTCGCTTGCTTGCTGTGCATTAAGCGCGAGCTGATAAGTTTGCTGTGAGGATTGCGAGGCCGACTGGGCGGAGATACTATTTTGCTGTTCCTGCAATTGGGTCATCGCAGCATATTCAGACGCCTGGGCGCTAGCATCGGACGCTGACCCGGTGCTAGAACCAGACGAGCCGCCCGATTTTAGATAGTGCCATATTGTCGCGCCAGCAGCTACAGCGCCTAGCGCGTAATAAGCGTAACGCGCATAGGGCTTTTGTTTTTTCCAAATTGCGGCGATATCCATATTAATCGCCAATCCCTGACGATGTATCAATCAGCGGTTGATAGGCCATTGTGCCATGGTCCACGCCGCCAGCCTGTAGCGCAGCGTCAATCGGATTAAAAGTAAATACCTTTTGAGCCGGTTGAAAAATAGCGAAAAAAGAGCCAGGCGCACCGTCCCTACCGAGAACGAGTTGACCGGCTCCTTCGACGATATTTTTAGGATAAGTTTGATACAGCGAAAAAACGGCACGGCTTGCGGCCATGTCGTCAAGATAATCAGGGCCGATATTATACTCAGGATCAAACCCTGAATTCAGCGCCTTGAAATGATTAGCTAATCCGGCCACGATTATTCTCCCGATTAATATGGCGACGTTGAAATAGCACTCATACTGCTACCAGTGATAGGAGACATAGCCGTGCTGAGCGCGTTATCAAAAGCCGATGAACCGGCCGACAAAACGCCGGTTGTATTGCTGGATTTTGATACGATCACCGACAAGATTGCTACGCCGATAATTGCAGTTAAAATCACGATAACGCCGTTGACAAGTTGGTTCATTTTTTTTTATGTCCTATGCTGTGATTGGTGACATAGCCGTTTTAAGGATCGAATCAAACGCCGACGAGCTGGCGCTTAAAACGCTGGCTGTATTACTTTTGTTCGAAAGGATTACCGATAAAATGGCGACTCCGATAATGGCCGTCAAAATAACTATAACACCGTTTATAAGCTGCCCCATTTTACCTCCTTACATATAACTGTACGGATTAGTGCCGAGATTGGCCACGCTCTGATTAGCACCGTACTGCTGTAGCGCCTGAGTTAAAGCCGGAGAAACGGCCGGATTAGTTGCAGCGCTAGTCGGCGTCGCATCCGCGCTCGAAGGCGTAGCCACTGTCAATTGTTTAAACGATGAAAATATCCCGCCAGAATTTTTAAGCGTAAAAACAACCAACACCAAAACCAAAAAAGAATTAGAAACGGGCCGCAATGTTTTTGATATTCCGACTACGCCCAAAATAATAATAATTAAAAACCAAGAAATAAATGCCTGCCCGTCCGATTCAAAAAGCGCGAACACGGTTTTAGTCGTCCCACGCACAGCCGAGATTATTAAAATCAGCCCGATAATCAATAGAGCGATAGGCATTTATTATCCTAGTTAAAAAGAGCTGCTTTGTATTTTGGTAACGTGCCACGAGCCGCAGTGAAAAGCACAAACATAATGGTCAGCGTTACGATAATAACCGTGGTACGGGATACGCCCGTTGTCGATGCTGCGTTATTAATCGTGCTTTTCACCGTGGTCATTTTAACCGGCCTTTCCCACAAAAGGAATTACAGCCGGAAAGCGAGCGCCGAGGGCATAACCGATAACCAAAATTACGACCAAAGAGATAATATGCTTCATTTTTCAAATATCCTTAACAATGTGATTTAGAATGCGTGTCCACAAAATAACGGCACAGACTACAAGGCCGAGAAAAAGCACCCAAGAGGCTGCGGACATGCTACCGCTAAAAGGCTCTTGTAGCCAGTGACTTACGCTGGTCAGCGTCCCAACTGGCAAGCTGGTTTGCAGCATGATCCGGCCTCCTTTTTAACTCGACGACAGCGAAGAAGCGTTGAGCAAGTTAGACACGTTAGCCAGCATTTCCCACCCGACAGGGATATTCGCTCCCGCGTTTACCAAGCTGGCATTGAGCACCAACGACATATTACCTGACTGGGTGGTGTAGATTGGCTTGTTTCGAGTGTCAAAGTAATAAACCGGGACAGGGGTATCAGTCAACAGTTTACGGCGAGTCATTGCCGCCCAAGTATAAGGGTCAGCCTTGCGCAAATCGGTTGCGTTGGCAGACCTGAAAGAAAAGTAATTAACGTCCGACCCAGCAGCCGGGTATACACCGTTGCTCTGATTGTCGAAAATTGCAATCGTTGAAAGGAAATGGCGGAAGTTTGAGTAAGACATGTAAAAATCTTGACTCTGAACGATGGCCGAGAAAGTCGTATTTTTGAGTTCGTACATCGTATTCAGGTCAACCGACGGCAAGATAGGGCCGTTTTTACTCTGCGGTAACTGATCGATATAACTCTGATAAATCTGAATATTAACGTTGGTCAGAGTAACGCCTGCAACAGCGCCAGCGCCTTGATAAATCGCCAGCGTAGGGTCCGCAGTATTTGCGACAATAGCCTGAGCCGCAGTCGCCAATGTAAGCTGTAAATTCATGGTTGCGTTGACCACGTTCGCGTAAATCGAGCCGGTCAAATCGGTATCGCTATAGGCGAGCGGAATCCAGTAAAACATATAAATCGTGCCGGACGTCCCTGCCGCAATCGTGGCAGGCGCTTTGATGACAGGCCAATTTGACCCGAAAGCAATAGGCGAATCGCTTGGTGTACTCGAAAAAGGCGGACGTTGTTGGCGCGCTGCGTTGAGCAAGCTGATATGCCAGCCGGATGTATTAATACGCTGATAATTTTGCAGGTCGGTGAAAATGATATTTTGCACCAGATTAGACGGCCCAAGCGGAGTAAGGGACAGCGTGCTTGACCCTGACGCCGGGTTAGTGACGGTCGCGCTCATGCGCACCAGAAACCCGGTGATCAAACCAACGTTCTGAGGCGGCAGTTGAAATTGCGGCTGCGCTGCCGGTTGAAGAACATTAGAGTAGATACTCTGTAGCATCGGATAGCCTTGACTGAGCACCATTTGCCGTGCTGAGAGATTGGCCTGTTGCAGTTGCTGCGCTTGATTTGCGGCTGTTTGTTGCGGGGAGGCGGATTGAGCTGCCATTTTTGATAAATCCTTTTAAGAGTTTACGATGACAGCGGAATCACGCTGCGCCGTGGGTACTACGCCAAATACGCGGCGAAAAATAAAATCGGCCGCAATCCCGAAAAGCACAAGCATTAAAAGCACGGTAAACCAGTTGACCGGGTTTTTAATCAGGGCAGGATTTATGATAATCATGATTAATTACCTGATTGCGGCTGATATTGACCTGGATGATTCACCTTCGACCCGCCAATTTTGGCGCGCACGTAAGACGCAACCACACCCAAAATCAGGAAGGAGACCAGGGCCATCAGGGTGATGGTGATCCAGTTGGTAACGTTCCACGTGATGATATTATCTTGCATGGTCATTCCTCATAAATTCAATCTATCAGATTAATAATATTATAGCGCTTTTATTCCCGTCAAGGGTTTATTTTGTTCGGGCGATTTAATTAATTTATCGGCAAAAAGAGACAATATCTCGTCGTCGCCCGGGACGGGCCGCATAATCGATAATTCGTTACGACCGGTATCATAATAAACTGAGTGATATTCTGGTAAAAGGCGCGGCTCGCCCGGCACTGCGCGCATAAATTTTTCGAGCGATATCGGGATAAAGGCATTTACCGTTTCCCGGTCGCGTTTGTCCACTAAATAAAAGACCTGCAAAAACGCCGCTTCGCTCACAGCGAAACGAGAGATTTTTGAAGGCCGTTGCGAGAGGGTAATCATCGGGATATGCTTTGATCGTCCCTGAGTATAAAGAGCGGTTAAAGCCGGGTCGCGCGGATTAAGCATATAGCCTTCGTCGATATACACACCGATATTTTCATGGCGATAAATACGCCATAAAAGATCTGTCACAGCTTTATCGTCCTGCTCGGGTATCGGATGATAAATATAAAACCCAGGCTCCTTTGGTGTAAAATCTAAATCGACAAATTGCGCGCCGGGAATCGAATCTATCATTTCCTCATTTTTGTGATTGAGCGCTACCCACGGGAAAACATCGAGCGGCTTTTGAGCCAAATGCCAAACAGCCGCACGTGTTTTTCCCGAACCGTTTTTACCCAGCAGTAACAAATGTTGGTCGTCGTTGGGTAAATACATTTTAATCCTTATCGTGGAAAAGAAATAAACGCCGGATCGGTAATTACATTGGCAGGCGTAGCCATTTGCTTTGGCGCGGTTTCAGGTGCGCGTTGTGGCGCGGCTTTGAATGGCTGTAATTTGGGGCGCGAGGCCACGCGGCGAATATTCCAGACAACAATTCGAGGGCCGTAAATTTTGCCGCAGACAGCAAAAAGGCCTACCCACGCCATCATTTTGGGGTCAATCGCTGTGTCGTAATATTCGTTGACTTTTGCCACGGCCTCAGCCAATTGCCGCGCTTCATCCTGCTCGATTTTTAATTCAGGCACAACAGCGGACGCCATCGCGTGTAGCGAATAAAGCAGCGTCTCAACCCCGCTCAAAGAAGGTTGTGTCTCTTTTTCTTGACTTCTTTTACTTCCTGAGCCGGTGCCGGATTGGCCAGTTCCTCGGGGTCTACCGCGACTACGCTTGATTCCGGAGTCGGCTGCTCCTGCTCCGCTGCCTGGGTTGACGAGAGGAATTCCGCCGATTTCTGTTTCAGCGATTCCACTTCCATTTTCATTTCGTCCAATTTCGCCACCACCGTTTCCACCGTTTCCGATAGGGTTTCCAGCGCTGATTTCATCCATGATTGATTATCCTGTAATTCGGTGACGTTTTCTTTGTTTTCGCTAACGATTTCGGCAGCATCGTGGTGTACGTTCGAGGCCAAAATTTCGGCAGCGTGTTGGGCTTCGCGTGCGCTCTGTTCTGCAAGCGCCGCCGCCGAAACCGCCGCAGCGGCTTCGGCTTCCGTGTTTGCCACGATTTCGGCGGCGCCCATTTAATTGACGCCCAAATGCGAGCCGGCTTTAACGATAACCGGGATTGCCGCGGCGAAGGCTTGTTCTAGATTGGCCAGCCGTGAAGCAATCTCGGGAACATCGGCACTTGCCGCTACCACGCCTTTTACCGCCACGCTCGCCGAGTCCAAGCCTGGGGCAGGCGCAGGCAGCGGCGGCAAAGGGTCGGTCACGCTGGCCACGGCCACGCCAACGACTTTTTCTACCGACTCAACGGCGGCGACGATCGGGGCGGCCGAAGGTACAAAAGCGGCCGCGGTTTCCGCCAGTTCGTTAAAAGTAGTTTCCACGGCGGCGACTTCGGATTTGTCCGACGCGACGGAAAGGGCGAATCCTTTAAGAGTATCGATCCAAGACATGATTAACCTTCGCTTTCATCGTTGTTAATAATATTTGCTGCTTCAATGCGCGCAATGGATTTTTCAATTTCCGTCAGGCGCGCGTCATATTCGGCGGCTTTGGCTTTAACCGCCGAAAATTCGGTTTCGGCGCGCTTGATTAGCGCGTCAAAATTTTCTCGGGTATACCCCATCGCGCTTAATAGCGTGGGCAATAACATTTTAATCATAGTGTCCATTATTTATCCTTAATTAATCGCATCCAATTGCGCCTGGGTCGGCTGAGAATAAATACTATTATTCCACGATTTAATATAATTGCCAAGACCATCTTGACCCGGCGTGCCATTACTATCGTTTTGTAACCAAATTGTACCCGCCGTGCCAAAATCCAAATTAGTCAATGCGGGGTAAATCGCGATAATTTTTTGATACAGATTGCTAGCCATGATTTATACCTCAATTTGAACGGATTAACGCGCCGCTGAATTTTGAATAAGTGCCGCCTACTAATTCCGGCGTGTTACCGCCAGTGCTATAAGCGACAAGGCCGTATACTTCGACGTAATCCGTGCTCCCATTAAAATAAATCACGTTAGATAAAGAGGCGCTCATTTGAGATAAAATATTTGCTGATGACATGTTAGACACCATCTCGGATTCGGAATAAACCGACCCGTTTTTATAAATAGCTAACCCACAATAGCCGATATATCCAGCAGTGCAAGTATCGCTTGCGTTGATTTGATAATACCCCGGTGTTAAAGGGGTAAATCGGTAATTTGTAACCGCGTCAAAATATCCATTGGTATCAAAATTTAAAGTGTTAAACGGGATTTTTGTCCATGTATTGTTAGACACAGCGAGTGTAGAATTGTAGTAAGCGTCAAAAGCCTCGCCGTGGTTGATAAATCCCGCCAATTCGACATTATAACTAATGCATTTCCAATTACCGGAACCGAGCGATTGAAAAATAGCGATGTCGCCAGCTTGTGTAATGATTTTCAAGGATGCCGGTAAAATTAGCGAAGTGTTATTATTGGTTAAAGTTAAAGTCCCGCTGAAAGTGACTACGCGAATAATACCGGCGGCTACCGTGTCAAAAGACGTAATTGTCGTTGTACCGGTAATTGTCACGTTATTACTAGCGGCGCCGCCGATAGCAACGGATGCTGCGCTAGCTAGCGATACTGGGGCTGCGAAATTAACAGCACCACCCGCCGTTAATACACCGCTCGAAGCCAGTGCCGTGAAATTACCTGCGGCCGCAGTGGTGCCACCAATCGCAGGCGGGCTTGCTAGATAGGTCGAAAACCCGGAACCCGAAACCGCGCCGCTGGCAGATAGCGTTGTAAATGCGCCTGACCCGGCGGCCGTGCTTCCGATGGCCGGCGGCGACGCTAAATAGGTTGAAAATCCGGGACCCGAAACCGCGCCGCTTGCAGATAGCGTCGTAAATGCGCCGGTGTTGGCCGTTGTGTTACCGACCGGCGTATTTTGAAGACCCCCAAAAGTTACCGAGTTCGCCGTACCTAGCCCCAAATCTGTGCGCGCCGTGCCGGTATTGGCGAGCGTGACAGCGCTTGATCCTGTAGTCGTTGCATCGCCGGAAAGATTGGGAATAGCGCCGACTTGATTAAATACCGACGAAACCAAAGCGCTTGGTAGTACCTGAAAAGACGGCGGTGTACTGCCGGTGCCGTTTGAAATCAGACCGTAGCCCGCCGTGCCGTTGGTAATTGCCGATACGTTTCCGGTTCCGTTACCGGTCAAAAGCTGTCCTGCCGGTAAAGTCGCCAAACCCGTACCGCCTTGGACGACTGTCGCAACCGCATTGCCTTGTAAAGCCGTGCCAGCAGTTGAACCGTATTTTACCGACAGCGTTGATCCTGACTGCGCAAGGCCAGTACCGGCCTGGGCGGGCGAACCGGGATTGACGATCTGTGCGTAAACAGGCTGAGCGCAGCTAGCAATCAGCCCCAACAATATGACCGAAGAAAACTGTTTGATTTTATTCATAATTTACCACTCCGTTGCTGTAAACATGTGGCCGGTACTCGCGCCGATAATGTAGATCGCGCCCGATGACTGGCCAGACGCTGAGCCGCCAGGAAAGCCAATCGACGCCGCCGCTGCCAGCGCGGACGAGCCAGGCTGCTGAATCTGAGCCGCCCCGGTCGTGTTGACCCAAAGCGCTTCGCCTGAAAAATTCGAGTCAATATTCTGCACTTGCCAGCCTTTGCGGGCGGCGTTGGCCGGCATGAGCAATTGCGAAACGCCGCCGGCGGTAATTATTCCGCTTCTATCGGTATCGGTTACTTGAGCTGGAGTTGTCCGCACATTAAAAAGACCGGCGACAACCATAGCATCGAGAATAGCATCGCTCACTGCTAGAGGTGCACCAACGGACGGAGGCGAAACAAGACCAGCCCAAATCGCTTGCTGAATAAAAACATTCAAAAAGGCTACTTGCGCTATGCCGGTTCCAGTGGAACTTATCGAAAAATAATTACCAGATTGCGGCGAACCCATGATAGGAAAATAACCCTGATATCCGGCAGGGATAGAAATCTGCTGATTAAATACCGGGTTAATGACAAGGAGCGGGCCGTTGTTGCCGATGTTATCAACAAATAAAGTCTGAATGCCTTTTACGCGACCTTGATTAATTAAGGCCGTCATATCACTTGTATACCCGGATACCGGGATATTAGACGCACCAAAATCGTATTGCTGGACAATAGCGCGCGGCACAACATCGCCTTTTAAAAGAGTATGCCAGCCGATATTAAAAGGGATTGCTAGGGCTTGAGAATTCGCCGCTTGTATACCGCCATAAGTAGACATATTAATCCTTTACCTCATAACCAAAACATTTAAGCGCATCGACAATTCGCGCGGCGTAAGCCGGTGAACCGTTATACACAACAGCAAACTTGTTGCGCAAAACAGACGATGACGCGAGCAATTCCGGCGTTGCTAGGTCCAGATGCATTGTTTTTAGCAATTCGGAAAATGTAGCCGATTGCAAACATTTATCGGCCATGTAGTCAACAACCGAGCATGGACAGTAGCACGCGCCGTACAGATTAAAACCCATAAGCTGTACCGCGCCGTAGGACGACGAATAAATAGTCAACGCTGTATTCCAACTACAGCCGATTGGGCCGCCGTGGGCTTTAATGATCCGACTGATGATAGCCTGTTGCTCTTGAGTTCTGGATTTCAATAGTTTTTCATAAATGGTAGGCTCGAAGCGAAAAGACTTATAATTATTAAGTGTTTCCACTCGGCCAATGACGTCAAATAAGGTCGATTGCATCTAAGGGTTTCCTTTAATGAATAATTCCCATCTTAATATACGCGGGACGCTTAGGCAAGATTTAACCGCTGCGCGTGCTGAATTAAAACAATTCCGCCACGATGTCGCGGTTTTAAAAAGAAAAGGAATATTAACCAAATCTAAATACGACGCTCGTTCTGTTTTACCCACAAAATATTTAAAATCGGTGATTAAAGAATTCGCTGATGTTTTGAAAGGAACGGCGACCACGGTTAAAGTTCCAAAGGGTAAAAAGGATTTTTATAAACAGCACGATTATAAAATACGAAACAATCACATTGTCGTCCCTGTCCGTCCCGGCGAAAAAGTACGCGCCACGTCAAAAGGTATTACCCACACGGTAAAAGGCAAAGGCGGAAGCATCACAACACTATCGAAACATTACGATAAATCCGACCTTAATTTGTGGAAAGACCAAATTAGGCGAGATTTTGCAGACCTTAAAAAAGGTGAAAGCCTTGCATTTCAATACTTCGGTAATAATTCATATGGTACATATTCCACCGCCGACCAAATGATTGATATTCTCGAAAATCATTACACGTCTTTTCAGCGCGCGGAATCCGATGGCGAAGACGATTATGCGCCTGAAGACCAGGTCATTAATAATATCAGCGTTTTTATTATTCGCCGCGATAAGGACGGAAAAAAGATTATGCCTGAACCTACCGCTCACGCTAAAGAAATAACCGAGGACGCCAAACGCCGACGCCAGGAACGGGAAAGAATTCGATATGTCATGAGATTGAATTCTTTGACCGAGACCCAGGAAAACGAATATCACGCCGAGCGCGCTAAAGCAGAGCGCGAGCGCCGCAAGAAAATGCGCGAGACTTCCGGCGATAAAACCCAAGCATACCGCGATGCGGCTAAAATACGAGCACAGCAATCTAGGGACAGGCGAAAAAATGAAAAAAGTTAAACGCCGTATTGCCGTAATTGACTTCGAAACCGACCCATTTAAATATGGTCGCATACCCAAGCCGTTTGCTTGGGGTTTTTATGATGGTGAAAAATATGTCGACCATTGGGAAAGCGATACTGCCGACAATGGCCGCTGCGTAAATGCGCTCGTCGATTTTATTATTGATTACGGTAACGACGTTGGTGACATGCTAATTTACGCGCATAACGGCGGCAAGTTCGATTTTCTTTTTATGCTGCCCTATTTGTCTGGCGATATTAAAATCGTGAATGGTCGAATATTACAGGCCAATCTAGAAAAACATTTGCTGCGCGATTCTTACGCTATCATGCCGATTAAACTTGCCAAATTAGGCGATAAACTTGATATCGAATACGAAAAAATGGAAGCCGATGTACGCGAGGATAATAAGGATGAAATCCTAGTGTATTTAAAGGCAGACTGCGTAGAGTTGCATAAAGCTGTCATGGCTTTTGTGGACGAGTTCGGAGACTCGCTGACAATTGGCGGCACTGCCATGCGCGCGCTAAAAACTTTTCACAAATTTGAAACCGCTAATCAGAGTTTTGATTCGATTTTCCGAAACTATTATTATGGCGGGCGCTGCCAATGTTTCGAAACAGGTATCATAGAGACTAATATTAAAGGGTATGATATTAATTCGTCTTATCCGGACGTTATGAAAAATTGCAAGCACCCTGTATCAAGCGACTTCGAATTTACTTCGTCGGTAACGCCCGAAACGTCTTTTGTTTGTTGGGAAGGGGAAAACAATAATGCCGTGCCGGTACGCGAAAAGAATGGATTAAATTTTAATGCGCCTGACGGCCGATTTTGGTCAACAATACACGAATTCAATGTGGCCCTAGAATTCGATTTGATCCGGCCGCGTAAAATTGTTCACGCCGTAGAATTCGGTAAAGTTATGCCGTTCGAACAATTCATTGACCACTTTTTTGCTGCGCGACGAATAGCCAAAATCGATGGCAATAAATTTTTAGACCTTTTTTACAAACTGATACTAAATAGCGCTTACGGTAAATTTGCTCAAAATTGCGAAAATTTTAAAGACTCAATTATCCTGCCCTACGGCGAAGTGCCCGGAGATCCCTACGAACTCGAATTTACCCACGGTGAATATGCGATATGGTCTAAACCGTCCGGAACCAAGACATATTATAACGTCGCTACTGCAGCCAGTATTACAGGCGGCGCGCGCGCGTCATTGCTCCGTGGTATATCCATGGCCGACAGACCATTATACTGTGACACCGACAGCGTATATTGCGAAGGCATGCGCGACGGTCTTAAAATAGACAGCGCTTTACTGGGCGCGTGGGATCTAGAGTTCGAAGGAGACAGAATAGCTATCGCCGGGAAAAAACTTTATGCCGTGGAAAAAGATGGTGTCTGTATAAAAACCGCTAGCAAAGGCGTCAAACTAAGCGGCGCTCAAATCTTTGAGATTGCACAAGGAGCGACGATTGAGTACGCATCGCCGGTGCCAGCTTTTAAACTCGATGGGAATCACCAGTTTATAAATCGCCGGATTAGGCGTACTGCAAATTTGTGAAAAAAAAACTTGCATGTTTTGCTAATTGGTACTACTATTCAATTAAGGATACATTAACCCAAAAGGAGAAGTAAAAATGAACCTCGCCCAATGCCTTAAAATCGCAAGCGGTGCTGTTACCGTAAGTGGATATGATACTAGCTGGACGGTAACGCATCCTTTCTATCACGATGATGTGCAAGGGCCAAGCACATGCAGCCACGCTACTAGCTACGCGGCAGCGATGGTCAAGGCAGGGATGATTAAGGCTGCCATTACAGCCGCGTACTACGGTTGCTGCGTATCCGAGATTTATGACTCATCATTTTACGTCGAAGAAGGAATGAACTGGCGCGCCGCCGTGCGCAAGGTTGCTAAGGCTAGTCGCGCGCACTAAAAGCCACGCAATGCGCGGGCATTGGAAACAGTGCCCGCTTGTTGATTGGCTCAACAAAGGAGAAGCAAAATGAAATCCGATAATCACGGCGGCGCGCGTGAGCGGGCAGGCCGTAAGGCTGTAGATGGCGCGGTTGGCTTGGTTTGTACATCGGTCAAACTAACGCCTGAACAAAAAGCATTCGTTGCGAAGCGTGGCGGATCCGCTTATATCCGACTGATGATTAGCGTTGAAATGGAAATCGTACGTGTGCAAGACGAATCTGGTCTTGTGGTAAGGATGTAAATAATAAAGCCGCCTAGATAGGCGGCTTTCTTTATTACTTCGCTTGGATTTCGGCAATCTGCGGTACATTATAATTCTTGCCGTCAATCTTTTCAATCGAAAAACGGAATGACTTGCCAACGTAGGACTGGTCAGGATACTCTTCGTCCAACTGCTTGCGCAACACGGTCGAACAAATGAACTGTACCTTGCCGCCTGTCTTGAGGTTGAGCGCGTGAACCAGATAAGCCGGTTGACGTGCAACACTCTTTACCTCGCCAGTCGCCGCGTCAACAGTTGCCTTTGCCGCGATTTCCTTGCCCAAGAACATCGGTGCAAGCAGGGTTACAAAGTAGGATTCGCCCACTTTGATCTTTAGCAGCGGCAGCGTAACGTCGCGTGTGACTTCGAATTGGGATTCATCAAATACTGCTGGGGCTTGGGTTTCGATTTTAGCCATGATATTCACCTATAGGGTTTTGGGTTTTTGAATATTCACTACACTGAAACACTAGTGTATAGATTTCGCGTCAGGCTTGCAAGTCAATTCTTCGAAACAATTTTCGATAGCGCTTTGAATGACGTCCCTAATATGCTTGGCATCCTCGGTCATGGATACGTGATTAATGCAAACTATCTCTAGTTTAAACATCATTTGATTTTTCAATCCGCCAATTTCGATGGCGGCTGGCCATAGCCAGCCCTGATACGGATCTTTTTCATATCCAGGTGGAGGCTGCATAAGCATAAATACTTCCTTGGCGGGCATGTTGTTTCCTTGGTTGTCGCCGTTATTGGCTAGATAAAATTATACGCTTTAATAGCAGGATTGCAAATTTAGTGTATAATTAAGTGTGGGTTAAATAACGACGGGGAAATTAGTATGAAAAAATCTGATTCGTGGGCTGAAGGTTTTAAAGCGCGGCTGGATAATAAACAGCCTGTCAATTACTTGGGCGAAGAATGGAATAACTATCTTGCCGGTTACCTCGCGCCTACGCAAAGCGACTTAGACGCTGCTGAACAGTCCAGGTTTCGAGAAAAGATGGATACCGGTCATGTTGTATTTGAAAGCGAAAGAAATACCGTGGTCGATTTGGTGCGGCTATTAAACGACAGCGGTTACCAGGCACACTATTACGTGCCGCCAGAAAAAAAAATGAAACTGGAGCGAGAGCAATGACCACCGTACAACTTGATGATGGCAAGTATAAGTTTGATATCGATAGCAACGGGATAATGGTTG